TTCGAGATCGCCGCGGCGCTATTCGGGTCTTACGATGTTGAAAAGCACACGCGGGCCATCCAGGAATATTTTCTTTTAGTTCCAAAGAAGAATGGCAAGTCTACGCTGGCGGCCGGTTTGATGGTGGCCGCGGTCTGCCGAAATAGACGGCCGGATGCCGAATTCACCTTCCTGGCGCCGACCATCGAGGTGGCCGGCATTTCGTTCCGGCAAGCGCGTGCAATGGTGAAATTGGACCCGACGTTAAACACCGTATTTCATATTCAAGATAATATTCGCAGAATCACTCACAGAAAACACGGTTCGTTTCTGCAGATCAAGGCGGCCGATGTGGACGTTGTAACCGGCATGAAGCCGCTGGGGACGTTGGTGGACGAAACCCATGTATTCAACAGGAGCCATGCCGCGGATATTTTTCTTGAAATTAGGGGAGCCCTGGCGAGCAGACCGGATGGATTCTTGATCCAGATCACGACGCAGTCAAAAGCGCCGCCCGCCGGGGTGTTTAAATCCGAATTGGCGCGAGCCAGAGACGTACGCGACGGCAAACTGACATTGCCCAAGCCATTGCTTCCCGTCCTCTACGAATTGCCGCACAAGATCGCGGCTAATAGCGGATGGGAGCAAGAACAAACGTGGTCCCTGGTCAATCCGAATCTTGGGCGCTCGGTCGATGCGGAATTCCTCCGCTCGCAGCTCATCGATGCCAAGCGCAAGGGGCAGGGCGACCTGGCCTTGTTTGCATCGCAACATTTCAACGTCGAGATCGGGCTGTCGCTGCGAGGCGACCGATGGCCTGGTGCGGAATTCTGGGAAAAGCAGACCGACGAAACCCTGACGCTGGAGCGATTGCTTGAACGTTCGGAAATTGTCGTGGTGGGGATCGACGGCGGCGGGCTGGATGACTTGTTTGGGCTTTGTACTCTCGGACGTTGCCGCGAGACCAAACATTGGCTGGCTTGGTCGCATGCTTGGTGTCACGAGAGCGTCCTGCAGCGAAGGCAAACCATCGCGGCAACGCTGCAGGATTTCCAAACTAGTGGGGAATTGACAATTGTCAAAGACGAACTGGATGACATCACCGCCATCATTGAGATCATTTCCGACATCAAGCGAAGAAATCTTCTGGCGGCTGTCGCTGTTGACCCTGCTGGCCTCGGTGAATTCGTGGACGCGCTCGGAAGAATCGGAGTCTCCGTTGCCGACAAAAATCTGATCGGTGCGCCGCAGGGCTATCGCATGATGAATGCGATCAAGGGCACCGAGCGCAAATTAGCCAACGGCACGCTCTGGCATAGCGGATCATCGTTGATGTCGTGGTGCGTCGGCAATGTCAAAATCGAACCGACGGCTACCGCTATCAGGGCCACCAAGCAGAACGCCGGCGATGCCAAGATTGACTGCGCCATGGCGCTGTTCGATGCGGCCATGGTCATGAGCGACAGGCCGACAGAGGCGCCGGCTTTCCAGATGTTCTTCGTCAGCTGAAATTCCTAAAGGTGAAATCATGAAACTCAACCGCGCCTATGCGGTGCTCGACATCAAATCGTTTGATGACGATCAGCGCATCATCGAGGGCGTTGCCTCGACGCCGACGGTCGATCGTGTTGGAGATGTTGTGAAGCCGCGCGGCGCAAGATTCAGCCTGCCCATGCCAATGCTCTGGCAGCACAAATCCGGCGAGCCGATCGGGCATGTGGTGTGGGCCGAGGCGCGTGACGACGGCATTCCATTCCGCGCCAAGATCGCCAAATCGGTCGAGCCGGGAAAATTAAAAGACCGGCTCGACGAGGCGTGGCAATCAATCAAATTGGGATTGGTGCGCGCGGTGTCAATTGGATTCCAAGCCGCCGCCGACAAGGTCACGATGCTTAAGGGCGGCGGGATTCAATACGATGAGTATGAAATTCTCGAGCTATCCGCGGTCACGATTCCCGCCAACGTTGAAGCATCCATCCACACCATTCGCGCCATCTATCATAACTTGCGCGCCGCGTCCGGCGATACGCAAGTGACCCCGGCCTCGTCAGGCCATTCCGACAAATCCGTCGCCGTCGCGGCATCCCGTTCCATCAAATTGGAGGCCAAGACGATGGCCACGAAAACCAATGCCGAGAGGATGAAAGACCTCGAGGCAAAACGCGCCGCCGAAATGGCCGCGCGCGACGCAATTCAAAGTAAGATCGTTGAAGAAGACCGCACCAAGGACGAGGCCGAACAGAATGCGTTTGACGAACACTCGGCCGTCATCAAGTCGGTTGATCGCGAGCTGACTGATTGCCGGCTGATCGAGAAGGAATTGATAAGCACGGCAAAGCCGGTATCGAACGGCGATGGCATCGAGATGCATTCGCAGTCGATCCAAGTGAAGGCACCGACGCTGCCACCTGGCCTCGGCCTGATCAAGCGGCTGGCCTGTCAACTGCATGCTGACGTCTATCACCGCGATGTCATTGCCGTGGCGCGGCAATACTGCGGGCAGTGGCCGCAGATCGAAATGGACATCAAGGCGGCGGTGGCCACCGGCACGGTTACATCGGCAACATGGGCGGGCAATTTGGTCTATGCGCAGAACCTCGCCAGTGAATTCCTCGAATTCTTGGTGCCGCAGACCTATCTCGGCCGCATTCCCGGGCTGACGCGGGTCCCATTTAACTCGCGTATCCCGCGTGAGAATTCGGTTATTACGGCACAGTGGGTCGGGGAAGGGGCGTCAAAACCAGTCGCCGCCGGAACGTTCGATACGGTCACGCTGACGTTTGCCAAAACGGCGTGCATCATGGGCGTGACTGATGAGCTGGCAAGGTTCTCAAGCCCATCGGTTGAAATGCTGGTGCGCGACAATCTCGCCAAGGGCATCGCCAAGTTCCTTGATGAGCAGTTCATCAAGCCGACGGTTACCGCGGTGACCAACGTGTCGCCGGCTTCGATCACCAATGGTGCCGATTCCGATGCAGCTTCCGGCACCGATATAACGGCGGTGATCCATGATATCCGACAAATCCTGTTCCACTTCCAGGAGTATAATATTCCGACCGATAACCTGACGCTGATCATGCAGCCGGTGCTGGCGACATCGATCGGCACCATGCTGACAACGTTGGGCGTGGTGGCGTTCCCGAATGTCAACGGCAATGGCGGCAATATTCTCGGCATCACGGTGCTGACCTCGAACAACTCGCCGGCCGGGCAAGTCACCGCAATTCATCCACCGTCGGTGTTTGTGGCGGATGAGGGCGGATTGCAGATCGATGTGTCGCGCGAGGCCTCGGTCGAACTGGATTCGGCGCCAGCGGCCGGCAACTACCACCTGGTCTCGGCATTCCAGAACAACTTGGTGTTTGTGCGTGCCGAGCGCTACATCACATGGCTGCGTGGTCGGGATAAAGGCGTGTTTTATCTCACCAATGCGGCTTATGGTGGCGCGGTGACCGGATGATGATGCGCGCGTTGAAGTCGTTCGAATACAACTCCCGCAAACTTGCGGCTGGTGAAATATTCGAGCCGCTTTCAGACGCGCATCGCATGGTATTGTCCGCGGCCAAACTGGCTGCGGAGAGTGATGATGCGGTGCCGAAGCAAAGGAAACAACGCTATCGGCACCGCAAACTCGAGGCCGAGAAAGGATGAAGATCCTCGGCTTCGAAGTTTCCGTGCGTAAGCAGTCGCCCTTGCTGCCGACCAACATCTATGACCGCGGCTGGTGGCCGATCGTGCGCGAGCCATTTGCTGGGGCATGGCAGCGCAATCAGCCGTTGAGCATGGAGAATCCGCTGCAGAACGCGACGTTGTATCGTTGCGTTGCCATGATTTCAGCCGATATCGCCAAGATGCGGCTCAAGCTGATGCAGCCGGTCGATCAGGTTTGGCAGGAGACAACGGCAAGCGCTTTCTCGACCGTCCTCAATAAGCCAAATCGCTATCAGACCCGCATTCAATTCTTTGAAAGCTGGATGATCTCCAAGCTGCGTGCCGGCAACGCTTACGTTCTCAAGGAACGTGATAATCGCAACGTCGTCAGCGCGCTGCACGTGCTCGATCCGAATCGCGTCAAGCCTATGGAGGCATTGGACGGATCGTTATTCTATGATCTCAACACCGATCACCTGGCTGGTATTACCGATGAACATGTCGTGATTCCGGCCAGCGAGATCATGCACGACCGCATCAATTGCCTGTTTCACAAGATGGTCGGCATGTCGCCGCTTTATTCTACGGCCGCGCCTGCGGCGCGCGGACTGTCGATTGAACAGTTTTCCGCAATGTTTTTCGGCAATGCGGCGCGACCGTCCGGCATTCTGACGGCGCCCGGCAACATCGATGAGGCCACTGCAGCACGGTTGGAGAACAACTGGCACAACAATTACACCGGCATCAATCAGGGCAAGGTGGCGATTCTGGGTAGCGGGCTGACCTGGAATCCACTGCAACAGAACGCCGTCGATAGCCAATTGATCGAGCAGCTCAAGCACAACAACGAAACGATCTGCACGGCATTCGGCATCCCGGCGTTCATGGTAGGGGCGAAAGATCCGCCAAATTATCAAAACGCTGAACTGCTTGATCTGCAATATTACAAGCAATGTCTGCAGTCTCTAATCGAGCACATCGAACTGATCTTGTCGGAAGGCCTTGGCTTGATCGGTGCCGGTTATCGCGCCGAATTCGATCTTACCGGCCTATTCCGCATGGACTCGCAGACGCAGATCACGGTGTTGGCCGAGGCCGTGAGCAAGGGCATCCTATCGCCCAATGAAGCGCGTAGAGTGCTCGGATATGTCGATGTGACCGGCGGCGAATCGCCAATGGCGCAACAGCAGATGTTTACCTTGCAGGCATTGGCCAACCGCGCCAATGCGCCGGCCTTGCCGGCTGCCCCGGCGCCAATGCCGAATCCAACAGCACCAGCACCAATCAATCAGCGCGCCTTGCTCGACGCGATCCGCAGGAGCCTAGGCCATGCAACTGCAGCTTGAGGATATGCTCGGGCGAGAAATAGCCGAGATCATCAAGGAGCACACCGCGTCAATTAAAATGCAATTCGATCAGCGCATCGCCGCGCTGGAGGCGCGTATGCCGCAAAAAGGCGACCGCGGCGAAATCGGACTGCAGGGTCCGCGCGGAGAAAAAGGCGATCGCGGCGACATCGGCTTGCGTGGCGAAGTTGGCATTCCCGGCAAGGACGGCAAGGACGGCAAGGACGGCAGGGATGGCCTGTCCATTCATGGCGAAAAGGGCGAGCCGGGACCGCCAGGTCCGCCGGGCCAAGACGGCAAGGATGGCGTCGGACCATCACGCGGGCGTTACCGCGGGCCATGGAAACACGATGATGATTTCCATCTCGACGACATGGTCTCGTGTGGCGGCAATGGTTGGGTCTGCATGATAGAGGGGGCAAAAGACAAGCCGGGCGACTCGAAGCAATGGCAATTGTTCGTCAGGAAGGGCAGCAACGGCAAGGACGGCGAACGAGGTCCGCCGGGTCCCATAGGCCCAACGGGCAAATATGAGCCATGAGGAAATCCCTTTTCACCATCATCGAGCCTACCTCGCCGGTCTATGACCTGACCACGGTCGATGCGGTGAATGCGGCGCTCGGCATCACCGGCAATACTGCCGACGATGCGATTATGGCGGAGAAGATCACGGCGATTTCCAAGATGATCGGAGAATTGTGCGATCGCTATTTCGCCATGCTGACGGTTTCGGAAAGCTTTCGCCTGTCGTTTTATGATCCGACACGCGGGATTAATCTGCGCCAGTTTCCGGTCAGCGAACTTAACTCGATCACGGTCGGCGGCAGCATAGCCGACCCTGCCGGCTACGAACTCGACAAGGAGGCTGGTCTGCTTTGGCTGGTGCCGGGCATGTGGTCATGGGCCTATTCGCCGGTCAATAGTCATTGGTCGGGCGAAGTGGTTGCGCAATACAGTGGTGGTTTTGACTTGCCCGACGACGCGCCGGTATTGCTGTCACAGGCGTGTATCGAGACTTTGCGATGGCAGCACTTCAGCGGCAATCGCGATCCGTCCATCCGTTCGACGACGCATGGCGATACGACCGTGACGTACGGGGATTATTACAATCGCTTCCGCTATGCGTCTGCAGGTAAGGGTGCTGCTGCTCCGGTCAGTTCAATTCTGCCGCCAAACGTCACTGAAATGATCCAGAATTACGCGAGGCTCAACGTTTGAGCTGGCGC